TGGTCGATTGCGGCGGTCTTGAAAACCGTTGTACCGCGAGGTACCCGGGGTTCGAATCCCTGTCTCTCCGCGATAAACATTGAATTCCAATGATTTATAGGATTAACACCCGATTTTACACCCAAGAATGTAAAATCGGGTGTTTTTGTTTTATTTAAGATTTAATACTTCACTGGCCCATAGTTGGGTATAATTATAAATCATTTCTTGGAAAACATATGAAATATTAGTATTTTTGAAAATAAAAACAATATGGAATATGAGGTTAAATATAAGCTGAATGGAACCGTTGGTGTTTATTATATAAACTTTTCTAATAATAATCTGCAAATGCGGGATATTAAGTATTCTATAAAAGTAGAATTGGCTAAGTATTTAAAATGTAATATAGAAATGGATAAATTTGAGATACTTTCCATAAATAAAATATCATAAGTTATGCAAAGCAACACAATCATTTGTAATAGGGACAAATTCTCGTTGTATTCTCATTTTTATAAGTCAATGGGATTTCAAGTCACATTCATAAATGGATATTTTGGGAATAAGGGTGTTTTGCGTGTGTTTACATTTCAAAACTTCTGTAAATATTATGATAATGAGATATATAACATTAGTCTTGGATTGAAGGAGAATATACTTTGGGCGATATTTGAATGTCAAAAAGACTGTTCACCTATATTTAAAATTGATATAGTAAAAAATGGTGTAAATAGAATTTACGAGGCAATTAATTTGTCAAGTGGTATGGATGATGAAACTGATAGTGTTGCTACGGCTTTACCGTTTAGTAATTATTTCTGTTTTAGAAATTCAGCCCGTATAAAGGCTAATAAGTTTGAAGATTGGGATTGGTGGACTGATGCGGTTATTTGTGAATATAAAGATGTAGTTGCAAATAAGATAAGCTATCAAATACTTCATTTAGATGAACTGGATTTGATAAAAACAGAAAATACAGACTTTACATTGTCACAATATGATTTTGTTCAACAATTTAAAAGACCTATTACTTATTTTAGAAAAAGAAAACACATAACGAATTGTTACAATAATATTGAATGGAAATCTTATTTTTGGAATTCCGCGACAGGTATTGGTGTTCTTTCTGGTGCTAATTCGTATAGGTGCATTGATATTGATGGCTGTTCTTCTACTGAATTTGTAAAACAGGTCTTATTATCTTTGGGCATTAAAGGCATATATGATTGGGTTATTAGTACTGGAAGTAATAATGGTTTTCATGTTTGGATAAAGGTGGAAGAATTGCCTTCTAACTTACTAATGAATAGCCACGCAGAGAAGCTTTTTAAAAATGCAGGTTTTATTGTTTTTGAGCCAAATGAAAAATATAAAAACGTTTTTAAACGAATAGAATTGAGATGGAAATGTCATGTAATAATGCCACCTTCTTTGTCTGGATATGGTTTCAATTATAATTTTATTGGTGGATTACCTCAAAATGATCCACAGGCGATATCTTCTTCGGTCTTATTATCATCTTTGCAAGAATTTGGCTATAATACAGCATTAAATTATGAAGAAATAATCCATTGTAAAGTGACAAATATAGGACCTAGTGTCAGACGCTATGATTTATATCAGACAGTAATCCTTGTTTTGGATATTGAAACAACAGGACTGGCACAAGATTTGAACGTGTCTTTTGATAATATAGAAAACTGGCCGTACGTAGTTCAAATAAGTTATCAAATCTTTTCAGGTTATGATAATGATATATTGAAGGAGTCTGATTATATATTGAAACCAGATTGCTTCACAATTCCTGATGCTTCTGTTTCTATTCATGGAATTACTAATGATAGGGCACAGGAAGAAGGATGGGATAGACGAGATTTTTATAGATATTTCGTGGAGCAGCTAAAAGCTGTTCATTATATAGTAGTTCATAATGCGGATTTTGATATAAATGTTCTTAAATGTGAGCTCTTGCGTTATACAGAGTTGTCAAAGGATGATATAAATCTACTGTTTTGTGGAATATGTATTATTTGTACGATGAAGGCTACTGTAGATGTGTGTAAAATTGAAAGTAATATGGCTGATAGAAAGTATAAATACCCTTCTTTAAAGGAATTGTACAATTACTTATTTCACAAAGATTTTGATAATATGCATAATTCCTTGTATGACGTAAGAGCTACGGCAGAATGTTTTTGGGAATTATCTCAAAGAGGAATTATTAAATACTGTAAAAATTCTCCAATTCAATTAAATTTTGTTTCAGAAAATAAATATTGTTGCCAATGTGGCGGTTTGTTGGAATCGTCTTATTGTAGCTTCCCTAAATGGGATTGGGAATTTACATTGCAATGTAAAAATTGTGGTTTGTTTTATGTGGCAGGCTATCGAACGGATGATGAATTGTATTTTTAGAAGTGTTGTTATGTGTTATATCTACTATGTTTACACGTAGGAAATAAAAGTGCAATTCATTAACAATCAGAATTGCACTTTTATTTTCTGATTTAAACAATTATAATTTGAATCCCCTGCTTTTTCTTGGTTCTTCTGCTAATATTCGTAAACTTTGTCGTAACTTATCAAACTGCTCTTTGAACCACTCTCCAATCGGCTGTCTGTTTATGGTCAGCATAAGCTTACCGCTATCCATCGGATGTTTTTCAACCCTGAAAACATCGTTTTTGATATCAAACTTACGTCTGTGTTCTTCGGAATAAATTTTGCCACTACATTGTATGGCTTCTTTCTTTGTCAAGAGGCTTTCTATCATGTCTTTGGTAAACCCGATAACAGCGCATAATTTTTCCATTCTCAACATCTCTTTGAACATCGGAAACCATCTGTGTGCCTTTTCAAGTAAGGAGTTCAGCCGGGAAATTTCTCTGTCTTTGGCTTCAAGCTCTTGATTGTGTATTCCTTGAAGATTGCGTATCTGTTTGCCGTGCTGTTCCTGCATTTGTTGCATCTTGGCTTTTAATGCATCAATACCTTTATCACGCTTGACAATTTCCTGACGCAATTTTTCATTGGCTTGTTCCAAATCTTTCAACTTTCCACTACCGAAAAGAGAACCGACACCGCTTGCTATGGCAGTGGCTGCATCAGTGGCTGCGCTTTTGAGTTTGTCAGTGCGTATTTCTGATTTCACCTGTTTCAGTTCCTGCTCTGCAAGATTTATCTGTTCTTCTTTGTGCCGTTTTGCAACATCCATGCGTTGCAGTTCGGCTTTCTGTTTCTCAATGATGAAATCATTCCGTTCCAGATGTTCTTTACCTGTAATAGCCTTTGACTTCCCACGCTCCATCAGGAGAATGTCGGATGCCAAACTCTGCATTTCCATCATATCCTCGTCATTGAGCTTTCGGCTCTTGCCTGTATCGTGGTTCATCCAGTCGAAAACGATATGTGCATGGTAATTCGGCTTGAACCACTTTTCACCGACTTGGAAACTCTCCCTATCCCCGGCTTCGGGTTGTCCACTAAGCCAGTGTCCCTCGTCCTTGTGCAGGAAAATCTGGAGGGGGGTGATTCCCCATCGTTTTTGACACTCTTCACCGAATTTACACACGTCTGCCAATGTCGTATCCGATCTGATAAGCAGTACCCCCTCACGAATTGGCGAGCATCCAGCTACTTTTATAATCTTCCCATTCTTTCCTTTGCGTTCACGCTCCTTTTCCTGCATTGCTCGTCCGGTCTTTTCCTTGACCATCTGTTTTATGTTTTCATAGTGTACCTGCAAGTCAGGACTGCCGAAGCTGGGATTTATCCACTGCTCGTTATTAGAAGTCAGTTCGGGTACGATGTAGATTTGAGACTTGCCTATATTGCGCATATACTCGGCAGTTCTCCGGTTATGAGCCCCGCTTGATGTAACTCTGCAGGGCTTGATATGTATGCTTGACTTTGTTGCCATATTCTTAAATTTTGATTCGGATTGTTGATAAAATATTCTGTTGTCTGCTCATTGTCGCACAGGGTTCTTAGGGGTGTAACCCATAAGCGGAGATTGCAAAGAGAGGGTCACTCTTTGCTCTGGGTTCTCAGGGGAGAAACGCCCTGAGTGGGTTATTAGGGTAAAACCCTAATCCCCTCGGGAGAGCCCACAACTACGTAAGCGAAGCGTGTAGTTATAGTGGGCTATAACCGGAAGCCTTTCGGTTTCTTGGATAGCGTATCATTCCTCTTTTTGACAGATTGCGCTTGCTCTTTCCTATCGGCTATTCGTTTCTGTAAATATTCGTTCAGATCTTTACATTCACTGTAGATTTGCGAGGCGTCACGTATATACCGGGTAGCATCATACTCCTTTCGGATTTGCTGTATTGCTTCCATTCCTGCACGGTCATTGTCAAAGAAACAGTGGATGCGCTCATAGCTTCCCAACGGATAGAGTGCCTTGGGAACATTGGCTACGGAATTAAGAACTATGTAATCCTGTCTGTCGAAGTCGGGTGATTGCGGACAGCTTTCCAGTCTTAAGGTCAGAAAGGAAAGGTAATCCATAAATCCCTCAAAAACGTAACATGCACTCCTTGGCTTTCCTGACTGTCTGATATGGGATATTTCTTTTGGTGCGATACATCCCTTGAAATATCGGTTGCGGATTTCATATCCACCCGATATGTTCGGAAAAGCAATGGCGAAATAACGTTTGCCGTTGTGGGTGAAACGGGCTTCTTTACATTCTCTTTTCGCCAGTGCCGTGTTTATCCCTCTTTCCTGTAGATAGGCAAGCAGGGCAGGAGAAGTCAGCTGCACAATGTCCAATTGCTGAAAACTCGGTTCGGAAAATGATTGCTTGCCAAAAGAGAAAGACACGGGATGTATGTGTGGTGTCTGTTCCTCGATTTTCTGTAGAAGATAAGGCACATAGTCGGAACAGTAAAGTTCCTGTGCCAGTGCAATGATATTTCCACCTTTACCAATTGCAAAATCATACCATTGGTTGCGCTCGGTATTTACTTTGAACGAGGGTTCTGTCTCTTCCCGTAACGGGGATTTGTACCACAGGTTAATACCTTGCTGCTTGACGGGAGAATATCCCAAACTGTACAGAAAATCCGCTATCCTGATTTGTTTTGCTGTTTGTATATCCATAATAAGATGAGTGTTTGAATAATGATTGGAATATTTATTTCTCTTTTCGCCCGTACCTTTTTATGAAGTACGGTCTGTATAATCACTTCACTTTATTTTCGTATATATAGGATACGGTAATAAAGTGAAGCGGTTTTACATTCTCTGCAACCGCTTCGCTTTATCCTTAATATATAGACCTGCCAAATAAAGTGAAGTGATTACAGGTTAGACGGTCTAATAGTGAAAGTCTGACTTGAACGTGTATTTCCTGCCGTTCTCCTGTACTATCATCCGTTTGTTCCGGAGCATGGTGATAAGTGATACTGCTTTTTGATGGTTCAGTTTTACACCTACCGACATATATGCCTTGACTAAGGCGGTTTCCAGATCCTTGTAACCGTATTCCTCTTTCAGTCCGAAAGCCGCTTCCAGTGCTATGTGGTGCTGTTGTTCGGTAATATGCCTGTAAGGGTCGAACTTTTCCTCTTCCGGTCTTCCGGGTTTCTTCGCTTCGGGTCTGTACCCCTCTATGAGCTCAGGCAATGCATTGCCGTTGATGCGGAAAGCGAAAGGTTCGAAATCCATTGCACGGATGTGCATGGCTGAAACATTGCTTATATCCCCGTTGCTCTTGTCCTTTTCCACCAGCAGAACGGTTTCCGCCTTGTTGTTCAGCTCCGTACCGATATGCCCTCTTGCGTTTTCATCGCCTTTGTTCTGGTGGAGTATCGTATGGATGTGTATCTGCCTGTCATCCGTCCACTGCATCAATTTGGATATAATGCGTGTCGATTCTCCCGGACTGTTGATGTCATATACCATATCGCGGATGCCGTCTATGATTACAAGCCCTATGTCCGGTGTATTATAGATAGCCTGTTCGACAATCCTGATACGCTGTTCGGGCGTGTATTTCCTCAAAGCAAGAAACTCCAGATGTTCATTGTCCCTGTCATCAGGAAGACCAGCAAGCCGTAAAATACGTTTCATGACTTTCAGACAGTGATAATGGCTTTGTTCTGTGTCCACATAAAGAATCTTTCTTTTTTCTTCCGGTAGTTCCGCAACATACCGCAGTACCGTACCGTTTTTCAATGTGGCGGCTACGATAGCCGATACATTGAAAGTCTTTTTACTCTTGGCTTTGCCGATGGATGCACTGAAATTGCCCAGTGTACCAATGACCGAACCTTGCACTTTTAGAATCTCAGGTGCTTTCTCGTAGATTTTCGACAGGCTCAGGCGTGAAGCTTGCCAAAGGATTATTGCCTGTTCTGCCGAAATCTCCTTTATTTCTTTCATATAGTCCATAAGCATACCTCCCATTATTTCCGTCCTCCTGTTTTCTTCCCGGCAAGTTCAAGAGCCAATTCCGCATCTACGATAATCTTGCGCCCTATCTGGGTAATCGCCTTGTCTATCTTACCGCTTTTCTTTATGCGGTTGGCAGTAGGCAGACTGCACCCGAACAGTTTGGCTATGCCGAGTATTCCGTACACATACTTTTTTTCTGTGTCCGTAACGGGTTGCGGCAATGCTTCGACATGACCTGAAGCATGCTTACTCAGGAATATGAATTCTTCGCCTGTCATCTGCCAGACGGGTTTTGATAATAATTCTTGGATATCTGTCATCGTCCAATCTATTTAGTCGTTAAACAATCAGCCCTGCGCACTGGCTGTTATTTCTGTTCTCGAACGATGCAAAATTAGGTAGGGTTATGAGTGGTAAGGATGTGGACGGTACAAACTGAATATCATTGTATCTTATTGAATATCAGAAAATAAAAATACCACTCAAAAATTATTTTGAGTGGTAAAAGTGGAACTTTCGTAAAGTATCAGGATATATCACGGATTATCTGAATATATGTTCCATTTCCTTGGCGAAATTTTGGTTGCTGTCACTGGGGAAATCTGAAACAGGCTCCTTGTACTTGGATTTGTAGTAGCTGTCGTCAATATCCAGCAGTTTCAGTATTCTGTCTTTCCATTTGTCCCTGTCCTGTTTGGAGAGTTTCTCGCTCATCAGGAATATCAGATAGCATACACGTATTTTCTCTCTCGGTTTTATTTTCAGCTTACAGTTGCAGGGGTGAAGATTCATATTGGCATAGAAATCCGGTGCGGAAATTTCTTCGAACTGTTCTCCTATGCACACCTCATGAATGAGCGAAAGTAATTTCATGCTGAAATATTCCTGTTGTTCTTCTGTCGTTTCCTGCTGACTGATTGGCTCGCTTGATTTATTCTCTTGCTTTCCGTCAGGAATGTATTTCTTCAATATATCCAGAAAAAGGCAGCTTTGACGGTATATGTCCGCACAACAGTTCTTCATGTATTGGAATGCCTCTGTTCTTGCAGCCTTTTGCTGATCATAGAGTTTGTTCAGTTTGGCTTTTTCCCTGTCATATTCAGCCTTGCAGCGTTCATATTCTTTCTCTGCCTGTTTTTCCTCTTCGGCTGTATGCTCCCTGTAACCAATGGAGTCATACCTGTTGTTGGCTTCATTCAGCGGCTTACTCAGACTTCTTGTAACATCCAGCTGGGCTTCAATTTCCTGAGAATACCTTTCCATGTGCTGATAGCAAGCACGTTCTATGGCTCTGTCACTTAACGGGCGTATCTCATAAGCCTGTATGCTCTTTTCTATTTCAGTTTTCAGGCTGTTGAGTATCAAGGTGTATTGCTCTTTTTGCTTGTCAAGCACCAGTTCAAGGATAGCGGCTTCAAAGGATTTCATGTCATTATACTCCTGATAGAAATCCGATATGAATTTCTGCCTGTCAAAAGAAAAAGCGTAATTATCTATATAGTCTCTGTATATTCTGTTGAGTTCTCCATATTGGGGAATCATCGTCTGTATCTTTCCTGCCATATACTTTATATCATGGGTTCTTGTCCTTGTCAAGGAATAAGGTCAGTTCTTCTTCCACTTCTTCTATACTCGGTAGGGCAGATTTCAGATTTTCGGGTACTGCCTTGCTCAATTGATAGTCGCTGATACCTATCGGCTGGTCATATCCAGCCAAGGCATATTGTGCCACGACCTCATCCTTACCCCTGCACAGCAAAAGACCGATGGTCTTGTTATCATTTTCTCCCCTCAGTTTATCATCTACAACATTGATATAGAAATTTAACTGCCCTGCATATTCCGGTTTGAATGGCGTTGCTTTCAATTCCACGACAACATAGGCGTGAAGCTTGATATTATATAGAATCAGGTCGGCGAAAAAGTCACTGTCCCCAATCTGGAAATGTTTTTGTCTGGCAACAAAAGCAAAGCCGTTACCCATTTCCAGCAAGTAACGGGTTACATGCTTTACCAACTGTTCTTCTATATCCCTTTCGTCAGCCTTTTCCTTTGCTCCTGCCAAGTCAAAGATATACGGGTCTTTTAACAGATAATTGGCAAGATCGCTTTGAGGTGCCGGAAGTGTGGCTGTGAAGTTGTTTACCTTGTTACTTTTGATTTGTCTGTCATACAGATTACTTTCAATCTGCATTTTCAGCACATTACTGCTCCAACCCATTTCTACAGATTGTTTCATATACCAATACCTTACGCCCAATGGTAGCGGATTATTGAGTATGACCATATGGCTTGCCCAATTTATTCTTGCAATCGGTGACGCCAAGAATAAATCTTCTATATCCTCTATTTTTATTTTATAGATGGTTGCTACTGTTTTTGCTACATTCTGAAATTGCGCAGGAACCTCCTGCGTAATTTCTAAAGATTGATTATCAGCTGATTGTATTTGCGCAGTAAGCTCCTGCGTAAATTGCCCGCTGTTGAGTTTAAGGACTTCATTAGTAATGTTTTGAATATTAGGGACTGACAGTATTGAATCTACTTCAATAAAACTACGAAGTACATTTAACGGATATAAACGGGCAAACTGGCACATATAAGTAAGATTACGCTCCGAATATCCCTTCTTTTCAGGATAATTGAATCTGATTGCCTGTGCCAACTTCTTGATAATTTTACCACCCCAGCCATGCAGATTTTGGTGGTACAGTATATAATTGCCCATTTTCCAGTAATGGAACAACATCTGGGCATTGGCTGCGGTAATGAGCCGGACTTGTGCCTGTTCTATTTCCGAACCGACAGCATGGACAAAGGCATCAAAATGACCTTTCTTTATATTATGTTCGTTGTTATTTTCCATATTACTAACTATTACTTAACAAAGATAACTCTAATAATGGATAATCTGTGAAACAGACTGATACTTTTATAGTTGGTTAAACTTGTTCATTGCATTAGCCTTAATATCATCGGCTATGTCAATGTAGGGCTTCATGGCTTTATAATCACTGTGTCCTGTCCATTTCATTACAACCTGTGCCGGAATACCGAGAGCCAGCGCATTACAGATGAATGTTCTTCTTCCTGCATGAGTACTGAGCAATGCGTATTTCGGGGTAACTTCATCTATGCGCTCATTCCCTTTATAGTAGGTTTCACGTATAGGTTCGTTAATTTCTGCCAGTTCTCCCAGTTCTTTCAGATAATCATTCATTTTCTGATTGCTGATAACAGGCAATGCCATGTGGTTTTCAAAATGGATGTCCTTGTATTTTTCAAGTATGGCTTTACTGTACTTGTTAAGCTCAATACTCAGACTGTCTGCCGTTTTAACGGTGGTAACTTCTATGTGGTCGGACTTGACATCACTTCTCTTTAAGTTGCGGACATCTGAATATCTTAGACTTGTGAAGCAACAGAACAGGAAAACATCCCGGACACGTTCCAGATACTGTTTGTCTTTGGGTATCTGATAGTCTTTAAGTCTGTTCAGTTCTTCCCATGTCAGGAAGATTACCTTCTTGGGGGTGGTTTTCAATTTCGGTTTGAACGTATCGTATGCTATATTCTGGTGATAGTCTTTCTTGAAGCTCCACCGCAGGAACCATTTGAGGAATCCCATTTGTTTACCGATGGTACTGTTCCTCATATCCTTTTTGTCGCGCAGGAAATTGACATATTCGTTCAGTCCGAATTCATTGAAATATTCAAAGGTTAAATCTTCCTTGAATTCCTTGAGGTGATTTTTAACGGCTGCAAACTTTTCGTATGTGGATTCAGTCCAGTTATTCTGGTTGCCGCATTCTTTTACAAATTCATCGAATACCTCCCAAAAACTTATCTTTACGTCTTCCTGGTCTTCACTTGTATCTTTCATCCGCAGGTTGAATGCGTCCTTTAGCTGTTGGGTAGTGGGCATGGCTTCCTGTACCTCAAATTCCTTGAACACGTTTTGAATTTCGGTATAGTATTTCAGCAGATCGGCATTGATTTCAGATGCACTTTGCTTTAGTTTGTTGGTACACCCGTTCTTCACTCGCTGCTTGTCAGCATCCCACTTGGCTACATCAATGCGGTAACCCGTTGTAAACTCAATGCGCTGACTTGCGTATATGACACGCATACGGATAGGCACGTTCTCCACGATTGGCACACCGTTCTTCTTCCGGCTTTCCAATGCAAAAATGATGTTTCGTTTGATATTCATAATTGGGTGTATTTGAAATTCTACACCCAAATATACACCCAATATTTGGAATAGCAAAAGATATTCAGAAAGATTTAGATTTACTATGTACTCCAGATAATATGTGATTATCAGTAATTTGCAATTTTATGATATTTCTTGAATATGTAGGTTCGAGAGCCTGTCTCTCCGCTGGAAAGAATTGCAAAACAAAGAAAATCCCTGTAAATTAATACTTTACGGGGATTTTTTGTTTTTGGTGCATAGCAAAAATAAGCATATCAAAGCATTCTTTCGGTGTACTATTCGGTGTACCTGTTTGCCTTCAATGTCAGGTACACCTATTAAGTAAATAATTCATTGTTTATCAGTGTTTTGCATCTTGACTTGTTGCTCTTGGAATTTTAGTTTTGTGATTAAAAAACAAGTAAGATGGAAAGAACAACATTTTGTCTATTGTTCTACATTCGTAGGACGAAATTGAATCGGAACGGTGAGGCTCCGATAATGATGAGAATTACAGTGAATGGAGTCCGGGTTGATGCTTCAGTGAAGAAAACAATTCTTCCGGAGTTCTGGAGTGCGGCAAAAGGAAAGGCTCTGGAAAAGAAGCGTGAGTACAAGGAACTGAATCTGTATCTTGATTCTATCCGTTTGAGGATAATGAAAATTCAGCGTGAACTGGAAATAGAAGGTGTAGCGGTTTCTGCCGGCAGTGTCCTGGACCGTTTTTTGGGTAAGGATGCTCCCGTACAGCGTACCCTGTTTGAGGTTTTCCGTGAACATAATGATAAATGCGCCCGATTGTCCGGTACGGACATGGCGCCTGCAACCGTGCAGCGTTATGAGACATCCTTGAAGCATACTCAGGATTTTGTCTGGGAGACATATCATAAGAAAGATATTCTTTTGGATGAAGTTTCCCGCCAGTTTGTTGAGGATTACGAGTTCTGGCTTAAGACCTCGAAAAAGTGTTGTCATAATACAGCCACCAAGTATCTGAAGAACTTCAAGAAGATTATCCGTATCGCTTTGGCCAAGGGATGGATGAAGAATGATCCGTTTTTGGAAATCAGGTTCTCGTTGGATAAGGTGGAGCCGGACTTCTTGGAAGATTCGGAAATCCGAAGACTGATTTCAAAGGAGATTGATATTCCGAGGCTGGGTCAGGTACGGGACATTTTTGTGTTCTGTTGCTTCACCGGTCTGGCCTTCTCGGATATTCACGGATTGGGAAAGGAGCATATAGTGGAGGACTCGAACGGTGCCAGATGGATACGCAAGGGAAGGCAGAAGACCAAAATCATGTGTAACATCCCATTGATGGAAGTTCCGTTAAAAATATTGGAGAAGTATTCCACCAATGAATATTGCAGGAAACATGGTGTACTTTTTCCGGTGCTTTGTAATCAAAAAATGAACGCCTATCTCAAGGAGCTGGCTGATATTTGTGGCATAAAAAAAACATTGACCACCCATGTGGCGCGTCATACTTTTGCCACTTTTGCCCTGGCCAATGGTGTTTCGATAGAGAGCGTTGCTAAAATGCTGGGGCATACCAATGTTCAGATGACCCGTCATTATGCGCGTGTGCTGGACCGTACAGTGATACGTGAGATGTCACAGATAAAGATGGATTTTCATTTTTCCATGTAAGGAGAGGGTGTTTGGAATGAGCAAAGGCAGACATGAGGTCCGGATGCCTGCTCTTTCAGGAATGGCCGGAGATTGCTTCCGGCCTTTTTTATTTCATTCTGGCGTTTTCTGTCTTTTTTTGGCGGTTGCTCAACGGTTGAGTAACCAATGACCTTGTAATATCTCCGTAATATTGCACCATAAACAATAAAAACAAGGTCATTATGAATAACAGAAGAACTGCACCTGGTGGGCAGATGACCCACATGCTCAGTACCATACTCGCCAAAGTAACCAACATTGAAAAGTTACTGGCTCCTGCCATACATAACTTGCCCGACAACGAGATACTGGATTCAAAAGGCGTGCGCCTGCTTACCAAGATGTCCGACAGGACACTTCTTAGACGTCGCAATGACGGTTCATTGCCTTTCCACCGTGACAAGGGGAAGATTTACTACCGCCGTTCGGACGTGCTGCGTGCCATGCTGCTTGAAAAAGAAGAACACTCTAAAAATAAAAGGTTATGAGAAAGATGATTAAGGTTGAAAGCGGCTCGTTCGCCGCACTCGTGAGAAGTTATAAGAAGTCCCTCAACATGTTGGCCGTGCTGCAACATATCTGCGAGGATAACTGTGTAGAACTCTCAATGCTGCCCGATGAGGTTTGTGAGCTGATAAACCTCGACCCGGCAGAGATTGAGAAGCAGCGTTTGAGCGGACGGCTGCGTTTTGCGGAAGAGGAGAACGGGACCAGGCATTATTCGATTGTGGATATAATCAATCTGAAGGATTCCATTGACTGGAAGGTTGTTAACAGACAGGTGGAAAGCCTTTCCTTTGAGGAAGAGGAATGACGGAGTGCCTTTCTTCCCATTACAGATAAGAGTATGGCCGGCAGACCGGATTTATCCGGGTGCCGGCCATACCTTTGTCATTTCCTGAAAAGCGGCTCTTTACGGCAAACTTAGGATATTTTTTTCAGTCCGTTTGACGGGGCGGCAATTTCCATTGGGGGGACATGCCTTGCCTTCCGTGGCAGGTCCGGTGTATCGTCACTTTCGCCTGTCTCTTTCTGTCCTTTCATTTCCGTTCCGTCATCCGTTCCGCTTTCATGCCCGCCTGCCGGTTTTATGGTAAGCTGTATTTTCCGGTTCAGCGTGGCAAGTTCCTCATTCAGCCGCTTGATTTCCGCATCCTTGGGCCATGAAGCCGCCACAATCTCCTGAAGGACCGGGATGTCCTTCGACAGCTCCGCGTTTTCCTGCTCCCGTTTCTCTATCATGGCGGGAATGCGTTCCAGCGCATTGATGAAGTTCATGACGGCCAGTTTCGGGTCTTTGGCAATATAACCGTTGTTGTAGGTATATTTGATGCCGTCCAGCCCCTCGACCATGAACTTGTTCTGCAAAGCCTGCATGTCCCCCTCACAGGTCCTTTCGGTACGGACAAGGATGCGGAAATCGAACAGGGTCCCGATTTTCATATAGTCATCCTCCGTCCGGGCATTCCGGTTGATTGCGGCAAGCCGGTTGCCGAGTATCTCCACGTTGTCCGAATCCACACCGTCCAGTTTCAGGGGATTGGGACGGAATCCGGTTTTCGCATCTGCGGGGGCCACCTTGTTGAAATATTCCCAGTCCCTGGTGAAACGCCCGATAAAGGCATTGTTTTTTTCTATTCCCGAAGTCCTTTCATTCAGCTTGCCTTTCGCGTTTCCCTTGTTACGGTGGAATGCCTGCCTCTCGCTTTCGAGGACCGCCAGTTTCTTGTCCAGCTTCGCCTTTTCCAGCAGGTCGTCGTTGCCTGAAAGGATGGCCACGTATTCGCTGAAACTGCCGCCTCCGTTTTCGTCAATCGCCCCCTCGTCAATGGTACGGGCGGCCAGATTGCGGCTTTTGAGCTGGTTGATGAACACCTGCTTGTTTTGCAGCAGGTTGAACTTGTAGCTGTCCAGTGACTTCTCCACCGCATAGATATAGCAGTCCACCTTGTTGCCGGCGTACTGCTTGGCGATGACATTGCCTTTTCTCACCGCGCGTCCGTTGCGCTGCTCCAGATCGGACGGCCTTCAGGGTATGTCCAGATGATGGATGGCCACGGCCCGTTCCTGTGCGTTGACACCCGTTCCCAGTTTCTGTGTGGAACCGAAAAGGAAACGGATGCGCCCGGAGTTCATATCCTTGAACAGTTCCTTGCGTGCGTTGTCGCTGTTTGCTTCTTGAATGAACTTTATCTGCTTTTCCGGGATATTATGGTCTTCCACGAGTTTGCGCCTGATTTCACTGTAGATGTTCCACTGGTCGGGTTTATAGGTACTCAAGTCTGAAAAAATGAACTGTGTGCCTTTCTGGTCAAGATATTTATAGTAATATTCCGCAATCTTGGCTGCGCAATGGGACGCCTTGTTTCCCGGACTGTCACCGTACTGCTGGTCTATCAGCCGCATGTCAAGCGACATCTTGTTCGAGTAGTTGGTGGCGATCAGCATCTGTGCCTTCTCCTCCGCTTCGGACAGAGGCTCCCTGTCTATGTAGGTCGCATCCCCGGTTTCGGCGAACTTTATCAGTTTTTGAATGAAAATCTCCTGCTGGGGAGTGGGCGGTATGTGATAGAGTTGCTCGTTGAGTTCCGGTCTGTCAACCCCCACGTCTTCAGCGGTCTTGTAATCGGTTATCTCCGCATAGAAATTGGCGAGTTCCGGCACCTTGATAAAATAGCGGAAACGCTCTTTCTGCACCACCTGGTTGGTCACTGAAAATTCAAAGTCCGTGCTTTTCTTCGCATAGACTGCGGCCCAGCCGTCAAAACAGGTAATCCCCTGCCGTTCCATTTCCTTCGGACGGAGATACTTGAAAAGGAGATAGAGTTCGGTCAGGCTGTTGGAGATGGTCGTGCCGGAGAGGAAAGTGGCTCCCAAATCCCTGCCTGTGCGCTCCTGGATGGTACGGATGGCGAAAAGCATGTTCATGGCCTTCATGCTTCCCTCGGGATTGCCCAGGCCGGAAACCCTCGCATGGCGTGTATTGAACATCAGGTTCTTGAAATTGTGCGATTCGTCAACGAAGAGGTGGTCGATGCCCATTTGCCTGAAATCGGTCACGTCATCCGTCCGGTCCTTTATATCCTGTTCCAGCTTTTCAAGTTTGGCCTCAAGGTTTTCCTTTCTTCTTTCCAGCCCCTTCTTTATCCAGCCGGTCACTTCATTGCCCTGCTGCTCGAATACGGCGAGATTCTCTTCGATGCTGTCTATTTCCTGCGTATATATTTCCTGCTGTATTTCGGGGGACTGGGGTATTTTCCCGAACTGGTCGTGTGTCAGGATGATGCAGTCCCAGTTGTTGTTCTTGATGTCATGGAATATTCCGACACGCTTCTCCGGCGTAAAGTCCTCCTTGCCCGGATACAGCACTCTGGCATTCGGATAGGCCCTCCTGAACGTGTCGGCTATGTCATGCACATTGCTTTTGAGTCCGATAATCATCGGCTTGTTCGCCAGTCCGAGACGTTTCATCTCAAAGGCGGCTATACACATGATAAGGGTTTTGCCCGTACCTACCTGATGGTCGATTATCCCGCCTCCGTTCATCTTCAGCATCCATACGGCATTTTTCTGGCTGTCGTACAGGGACGGTATGCCCAGCCCTTTCAGGTCAAGGAACGGGAAGCTTTGCAGGGAACCGTCGTAATCGGGACGTACATAGCAGTTGAACTTGCGGTTGTACATGTCCGCAAGGTTCTGCTTGAATTCGGGCAGCTGTTCATTCAGCCAGCCGGTGAAGGCGGAACGTATCTCATTGATTTTGGTGTCGGCAAGCTGTATGGCCTCCGCATCCCGTACCTTAATGTCATTGCCCTCCTTGTCCTGTACGGTCTTGGTTATGTCGGGTACGGTGTTGTGCAGCGCATGTTTCAGCAGGTCGTTTCCGTAATAGCCTCTCTTTTCCCCTTTCACATAATATCTGTCGGTGATGTTCGCGTTGCTGCTCTCGAAGCTCACGCTGAACTCGTCGATGGATTCCGTATAGTGGATATGGGCCTTTGTCTCGAAGAGGTATCCGGCGAACTCCTCATATACGGACATGGGTATCCACCGTTCCCCCAGGTTGAAGTCAAGCTGTTCGAAACTTATGGGCTCCGGTATGGCTTTCCGAAGGGCCTCCAATGATTTTCTGCTCGCTCCGTCATCGGGATAGTCTCTCAGGTGGTTCTCTATCCATTCTGCTTTGGCGATCACATTGCCCGCTATGAAACGGTCCTTGATTTCATGGCTCTTCATCATGGGATTGTAGAAGATGCGCTCTTCCAGCTGTTCGAGCAGTTCCTGCCTGCCGATGTCACAGAGATTCTCCATATATTCCAGATTGACCTCGCCGAACTTGTTCAGGGATGCCGCAAGGGCTTCCTGCGGTGTATCCACATGTGTCACCTCGTTGGCGTTGAATGATACGGGCACGGTGAATATGTCCGCTTTCTGTATCTTCCCGTTGACGGAACGCTCCAATGAGAGCATTTCCCGTCCTCCCGCATCCAACAGCAGGAACTTGGCGTTGTCCTTTCCGTTCAGCTCCCTGAACATGCGGTGGAAACGGTCATACTGCCGGTTCAGTTCCTCCCTTAGTTCCGGCTGTTCGGTTTCCGTTTCGGCTTCCGCATTGTAGAGATTGTGGTAGGCTTCACGGAGCGGGATATAGTAGGCGGCCCGGTATTGCTGTGTGACAGTCAGCCTGAGCGGATGGAACTGTACTTCGGGAGTACCCAATCCCTGCAAATATCCGTATTGCTCACCGGCTTTCACGAGAGAGCCGTTCTTGTATTCGGGGCGTATTTCTCCGATAAACGGACGTGGTTCCGTTTCTTTTTTCCGTTCTTCCTCGACCCGTAGTCTGCGTTCCTGCCATTTCGCTTCCGCTGCCGCCTGTTCCCCGGTCATTTCTTCTTGTGAGACGGCTTCATCATACATGTTCTCTTGCGAGAACAGATTGAACATTTCCGGTTCGTTTCCTTTTCTTTTGCGGGATGCCGATGCTGTCCGGCCCGGTGATGGCCGGCTTTCCATCATCTGCACCTCCGCTTCCTCCTCGTCCGCATAGGCGGCAAACAGATTAAGCATGGGTTCATAAGGCTTGGTTGACAAGAGACTTTCTTCCTGCATCTCCTGCCGGTGCTCCACTGCTGTTGTTTCCGGTGGGACTTCCGGTCCGGTTTTCAGGGCAGTGGAAACGGTGGAACGGGACAGGTTTTCTTCATAAAGTTTCCGGTCAAGATGGTTTCCCACATCTTGCGCCAATAATAGCCTGAGATGTTCGGAAATGGCTCCGATACCCCCTTCATGGATAAAATTCATGGCCGGTTGTCCGTACATGTTTTTACCCATGGATACGGAAGTATGGATGATATAGTCCAAATCGGCATAGCTGTTGTTGATATTGATACTGCCCGATATAAGACGGGTTTCAATAAAGTTCCGTTCCTTTTCGGTCAGTTCCGATTTTCGGGTATTCTTCTGCAATACGATCAGGTCGCTGCCCACTTCCGTACCCGCATCGGTAAACAGATTGTCCGGCAGACGGATGGTAGAAACGAGATTGGCATGGTTTACCAGCCACTCCCTGACGGGACGGTTCTGTGGCGAGTCCATGACGCCCGAAGTCGTGATATAGGCCAGTATCCCGCCTTCGCGCAGCGTATCCATGCCTTTGAGAAAGAAATAGTTGTGTACGGCAACGAGTGAGGATTTGCGCACCGGGTCGTCACTCCGGTCAAAGTCCCGGTCATAAATTCTGATATTCCCAAACGGGATATTGGATGAGACCATGTCGAAGTAGCCGTTATAATAAGGCTGTATGGACTGAAAACCATCTATGGTCACTCTGCTTTCCGGATAGAGGGATGAGAGTATCCTTCCCGTCAGCCTGTCCTTCTCGAAGCAATGGATTTCGGGGACATCCTTCAGAGTGCTGATGAACATGCCCGTTCCGGCGGAAGGGTCAAGAAAATGTTCCGGGCGGATTTCCGGTATCAGCAGGGCTTCCTGCATGGCCGTTACCACCGGCTCGGGTGTGTAAAAGGCTGTAAGGACGGAATTCTTAAGACTTTGGACGTATGACTTGTATTCTTTCTCGTCTTTGGAATACTCACGCAGAAGTTCATGCAGCAGCCGGACCTGGGGAAACAGTTCTTTGTCCGACCTTCATTTTTCTATGTCCGTATCTTTCTCCGCCGGATTCAGGATGCACTTCAGTCCTCCGAAACCCGAATAACCGTTCAAGACCTTGCGTCCCTGTTCTGTAAGAGAGAACTCCGGACGCATGAATATCAGTTCAAGTGCGGCTATGTTGTCCGCCAGATGTTGTCGTCTGTTATACGCCATATTGTTCTATATAAGATTGTATGAAACCTGTAAGTTCAACGGTAAGTGTATGACAGGCCGGAGATGATTCAAACCTGTCGTCTATGGAATATTTGCCGAATACCGCCTCTGCGGGTGACAATACCTTCAGGCAGAAATCCGTCCGTCTTTCGGGCCGTACTTCGGGAAACCATTCCGATACGACCTCGAAAACCGTATCGAACCGGGAAAAGCGCAAGTTCTGATAGAGAACGGCGTCAGCCAGTTCCAAAGCCTGCCTGACGGATAGACCGTCACGTATGGCATGTTCGTAAGCCTCTGCGGAACTGTCCGCACGCTCCCGGATGAATGCCTTGTCATCGGTCATGTGCGGATGGCTTTCTCTCAAATAAAAAAGGAGAGCTGACTTGAAGCAGGACAGTTCTCCGTTGTTGTCATGTTGTGTAATCATCATCTGTTGTCATTGGATTTTGAATGGGGAAATAATTTGTGACATACCCGGTAACCTGAGAGGAAACCGGGTATATGGATTCGGTAAACGTTCCGCCTGCTGCCGGATTACGAGAACGAGAGGCTGTTCTTTCTTGCCTGCGGTCTGGGAGATACGACATGGCGGGCCGTCTGCTTTGTTTCTTGTTTCCTGTCGTTTTTGGGGTTTTCAACCGCCGGCTTGTATTCACGGGCATTACGTCCTATGAGCAGGTTGTTGCTCTTATTGCTGAAACGCACATCATCCGAGAACAGCTGTCTGGTCTTGGGATTGCGCATGTTCTCGATGAATACCATGCCGTGATTCTCCAGTATCTTTTTCTGTTCGGGGGTTATCTTGGCTCCCAGAATCGTATCGCTGACCTTCAGCTGCTTGTCGGACTGTTTGAATGCGATGTCCCTTATGGTCGGATCGACATAGGCCACACCGGAAAGCATGGTGTCGTTCTTGCGCTGTATGTCATTGATTGGGACTTCGCCACCCGAAGCGAGTATCTGCTTCTGCTTGTCGTCCAGTCTCTTCCCATAAATGTAGTCCGGGATTTTGATGGCATCCACGGGCATGGTGATGATGCGGTTGGTGGACTCGTGGAAACTGACATAGCATTTGCATACATTTCCTGTAAGCGTGTCCTTCATTTCCTTGATTCCTCCCAACGTACCCGTTTCGGCCAGTTTGTCCTTCTCTTCATCCGTGAATACGCCTTTATAGACCGGCAAATCATATTGGGGCTTGTCCAGACGGGTGAGTGTCTTGAGTTCCACTTTGCCGTCCGCACCTTTCACACACATGAAACAGGCCTCGCCCAAATCTTTCTTTTCTCCGTTTATCTCCTTGCTGATGGGCAGTGCGGTGGAAGTGATTCTTCCTTTGAGAAGTTCTCCCATGCAATGGTTGTTGAACAGAGTCTCCTTGTCAAGACCGAGTGCGTTCAGATCTTTCCACGGCAGCTGGTGCTCATCAAACTTATACCGCCGGGCCAGTTTGGCGATACGTCCCTCGTCGTTGAGTTCGCTGTTTTCTACCAGTTTCTTGCCGTCCGGTCCGGGGTCTTCCCCTTTCCGAATCTGGATGACCGCGTTCAGTGTCTTGTCCAAAACGGCAAGTGGTACAAGGAAGAAACTGAAGCTTGTGGGATTTTGGTACTGGTTCTTGAAATTCGTGAAGAACAGTTCCAGAGGTGTGGTACGGTCCAGTTTGAGAAAACTGTTGTTGTTCTTTTTGTCCGGCGGTACGACTTCGATGCTGCCGTCCTGTTCGTTCATCTTGGAGATGACTGCGGTCTTGTTCGTTCTCTTGTCAAGGACTGCCATTACATGTTCGTCCTGACTCTGCTCTTGTTGCTCTTGTTTTTTCTTAGCCATAAAATCAATAGTTTAAGTGATACAATAATTAATCAATATTGGGTAAACCTTAGCCCGTCGGTGCGAATGTAGAAGTTTAATTGATAGGATATTACGTTTTTAAGACCGATGGAAATGAATGGCGGGAATTGTCGGAATATGGCGTAAACTAAATACACCCACACATGTTTTATTCGTTTTTATAATTTTTAGTATCTTCTTTGTTATAGTGTAGGAAGAGTTGCAGATGTCATGCGATTTTGCTAATATTGCAACTAATAAGTAGTACATACGAGATTGTATGATAAACATGAATATTTTTTAATGTATTAGCATCAGTGTTATTATGTACTATAGATACTTTAATTTATTAACTTTATATCTAAATAATGAATATCAAATCAATACGGATTAAAAATGTGAGAGGTTTACAAGACCATACGGTAGAATTAGGGTTAATGTATCCAAATAAACCAAGTTTAATGGTAGCTCCAAATGGTTCTGGTAAATCTTCATTTGCATTAGCTTTTCAGTGGCTCAATCAACGACGTATTAAGTTAAATAAGGATGATGCTTATAATGGCGATGAAACTAATTCTCCTGAACTGATTATTACCACTGATGAACCAAGCAGAAATGTATATAAAGCAAGCGCAGACCAAAATCAAATAAGTCCTCGATTTGGCATTTTCGTTATTAATAGTGATTTGAAAGTAAAATCTCCAGGATATGCAGGTGGCGTACCCTTGGGGAAAACATCATTGTCTGTTTCACCAATTATATTGCTTGAAAATAAGCCTGACAATGTAGATATAATAAACGATTTTTATGAACACTTTGGAATTAGCAATCCACCGGTAGGACTATATCCTTCTATTAATGTTTTACTTGCTAATAATGATTTTATGGCGAGTTTTAATGCTAATAATTTAAGTGCGATTAAACGACCTTTAAAGCAAATAGAGGAATTTATAGAACGCATGAAAACATATAAAGGAACTATTTCTACTATACATAAACAGATAGAAGAGTCTGATCTCACTAATTTAAAGGCTACTACATGTGTAAAAAATATGATGGATGCAATTAAAGAAGTAAATACAGGAGATAATGATACAAAATTAATGTTGAAAGCTATTCAGATAATAACATTGTATAAACGTAATGAAGATAATTTTAAGCGGCGGATAGCTTATTCTCAGTATATGAAAAAAACTCAATCATTAAGAGATTTCTTTCATACAGTTCCCACTACGTGGAAAGGAATTACTCCACATGAAGAAAATGGAACATTTAAATTAGAAATAGGAGATGCACAGCGTATTTCTAATGGAGAACGAGACATATTGGTATTTTTGGCTAAGTTACAAAAAGCAAAAATGGAATTAACCAAGTTAGATAACATATTGATTATTGATGAAGTTTTTGATTATTTAGATGATGCTAATCTGATGGCAGTACAATACTATATTACGCAGATGATAAAAGAGTTTAAGGATAAAAAAAGGAATATTTATCCTATCATAATGAGCCATTTAAATCCAGATTACTATAATCAACACTATTCATTCAAAGATATGAAAGTGTATTATCTTTGTCCATTTCCACATCCTCATATCAGTGATAATATGCTCAAATTAGTGCGTAAACGATCTCAACTTGCTCAAGCTCTACCAAGAGGAAGTGAAGAGGATATATCGAAATATATGTTACATTTTCATTCAGATTATACAAAAGATTTATCTGGTATAATTGGAGATTGTCCACCAACTTGGGGAAATATTATAAATTTCAAGGAATCTTGTAAAAATCATTTAGAAAAATATCTTCATAATGAAGAGTATGATCCTTTAGCAGTATGTGTTGCATTACGTGAGAAAGTGGAAAGCTATTGTTATAATAAACTTTATTCCGAAGCAGATAAAATTAATTTTTTAGAAGAGCATGGCACTGGTGAAAAACTAAAATATGCAGAAGAACATGGAGTAGATGTTCCTGAGATATTCATGCTTCTAAGTAATCTCTATAATGATCCTCTTCATGCAACAAATAAGAATAACAAAAACATATGTCAGACACTTTATTCTCGTATGGAGAACAACACTATCCGCAAGATGATTGGAATAGTGAAAAGAATGTAAGATAAGTAGTTTGAGAATACAAGTATTCTATTAGTCTGTTTTTATAGAAGTTAAAATTAAACATTACTTTTCTAATTTGACGGGTGGTCCCGCCCCTGGGCGCTGGCCGTTCCCCGACCGATGAAGTTTTATAGAGAAAAATAATGCGTGACACAGTTTATTTTACACTACCTCTAAAAAATAAGATGGCATATGAAGATGATAGGGCATGACCATTTCGGCACTATAAAATATTTTGTGTAAATGGAAAATACGGGATTCAAAATCGAGTTCCGTATTTTTTATTTTATACATTTACCAAATGAAAAAGATTATGAAAGAAAAGAATCAAGTAGTGCCTGATGAGGTATTAAGCAAGGAGTTCCTTAGCCAGTTCAAGACAGAAGCGGATGTGAGCAGGTTTCTGAATCAGTTGCATGCGCAGGTATTGGAAAAGATGCTTGAAGGTGAGATGGATGCCCATTTGGGATATGAGAAGAATTCCGTGGCAGGGAACAACACCGGCAACTCCCGGAATGGCAGTTATCCGAAGAAAATTCAGACCGGACATGGAGAGTCTGTCATCTCCATTCCGCGTGACCGCAACGGGCAGTTTGAACCGATAGCAGTCTCCAAGCATGAAAGCCGGGGACTTTCTATAGAGAAGCTTGTTATCTCCCTGTATGCCAAAGGAATGAGTGTTTCCGATATAGAGGAGGAGATGCGTGAGATTTATGAAATAGAGCTCTCTACATCAGCTATTTCCATTATTACAAACAAGGTAAGCCAGGCTGCGCAGGAATGGCAGAACCGTCCTTTGGATCCGGTCTATCTGATAGTCTGGATGGATGGTATCGTCTTCAAGGTACGGGATAACGGCAAGATTATAAACAAGACCGTCTATCTTTGTGTCGGTCTGAAACAGAACGGCCTAAAGGAAGTCCTTGGCATGTGGGTCGGCAAATCGGAAAGTTCCTCTTTCTGGATGGGTGTCCTGACCGACTTGAAGGCTCGTGGAGTGCAGGATATACTGATTACCTGTACTGACAATCTGAATGGATTTACAGATACCATCCGTACCGTATTCCCCCAGTCATCCACTCAGATCTGTGTGGTACATCAGATCAGGAACTCCTGTAAATATGTCGTTTATAAGGATAAGAAAGAGTTTACGGCGGATATGAAGAATATCTACAATGCACCTAATAAGGAAGTTGCTGCCGCAGAACTTGACAATCTGGAAAAGAAATGGGGAGGAAAGTATCCATACGCCATACTTTCATGGAGAAACAACTGGGATGATCTGACTGTTTTCTTCCAGTTCCCATTGGAAATCAGGAAAATAATCTATACCACAAATCTTATTGAGAATCTGAACGGAAAAATCAGAAAGTACACCAAATCAAAGCTTTCATTCCCGTCGGACGATGCCGTAAAAAAGACCGTGTATCTTTCACTTATGGAGATTGAAAAGAAATGGACAATGCCTATTTCAAACTGGGGATTGATTATGAACCAGTTTATGCTTATATTTGAAAACAGAATCCAGATATAAGAACAAACTTACAACTGAATCCTGTTTCCATTTACACAAAATTTTGGACAGTACCTTCCATCATCATATAAATCCTTGATTTCTACAATTTCTCCAGTTGATTTTACTCTTGCTTTCATAATTTAATCCTTTATATAAACATAACGCTTAGTAATAGTACCGAATGAATGATACCGATGCCAAACTATATTTCCACGCTGAATACTAGTAAGCCAATCACAAGCCTTAAAAACTTGTCCTACATTGTATAAATATGGTCTTTTTTGAATTTTTCTTTTTATTCTTGCTTTCATCGTTCCTCCTTTGTTTTAAAATGTTCAATTAGTTCGTCTACGGTAGCCTTGTGAATGGCGTCCAAATTTACGTCAACATCATTGTAAACCCAATAGGTAGAGAATAGGATTTCTGGACACTGAATCCATTTATCCCCATCCGTAAACCATTGGTACTTGTCTGTATCATCCCTCAATGCAGCGATAGCTAGGAAAAGTTCCTCGTTCGTTCCGTAATCAACACTATCGGTTTCGTCAGGATGTGGAATATTACTGAAAAACTCAATACTATATAGACCGTATTCGGGTCCAGTGAAAATACATAAATCTTTGTTAAGTTCCGCTCCAAACAATCTATATCCCAACTCATCTAATTTCTTTCTAAGTTTATAGGTACTCTTGCGAATAAAGCACGGTGTTGTAAATCCCATAGTTATTCCTCCTTATCTATCTTAATATCCGTTACTTCTCCACGATTAATAAAACGTTCATCAGAGTTATAATATCCAGCAATTACTGTACACAAGGAACGATCTGTTCTACATTGTTCTTGTAGACTACAATTGTCACATGGTGCACTATTCCGCATTAATACTAATTCATGCAGCACCCCATCTATTATTATTCCGTTCTTTACTTTCATAATCAATCTCCTTTCTGTTTAATCCGTTCAAGTACATCCCTGTTGGCTTCTAGTATATCATCGAAAGACGGAATAGGAAACCATGCCAACACGATACTATTTCCAAAAATCCATCTATTATCTTTATCAAAAGCATTTGTTTTATAAAACCTTTCAATTAGAATGCGTGAAACACCACAACACATTGTCAAAACGAAAACTTTTTGTCCTTCTTCCGGCAACCGTTCCTTAACACTTATCCAAGGCGATTGCTTTGACTGCCATTGTGCGCCAGAAATAAAGTCAACAATGCAGTACGGTTCACAATGACGCTGCCTGTTTCTGCAATCATTGGAATATCCCCTTGCCGCTTCTTCTGCTGTCTGTTTGGTTTCTTCCTTTATCATAATTCGTCAAACTCTTTTTGTAATTCTTTTATCTTACTATCCAAAGCATACATATATAACTGAAAGAAATTTTTACCAAAAATTTCTTCCTTTAATGGTACATCATTGTGCATCCTGTTGTATGTAAATATCAATCCACCACCATATTTTATGTTAGAATTTTCAAGTGTCATCTTATGATCTTTGTATTCCTCTATTTTATTGTTTATTTCTATTGCTCTTATAAATTTATCTTTATCCATATCTTTTCTTTCCATCTACCCTAGCAGCATATACATTACTACTAGGAATAGATAATAAATTGTTGTTTTACTCATTTTCACCCACGGTTTGCTCTAATTGCCTATCAAATTCTTTAATACATTCAAATAAATAGTGCGCAATGATAGGTTGTACTGCATTACCTATACACTCCGTTCTGTCCACCCGATCGGGAAGCTCATTATGTTTTCCAGCAAAGCGGGGTGCGGGTATTGACTGTCTTGTTCTCCATCCCGGATATATTCTTGTATGTTGCCCCGATAGGTAGGGCTTCCGAAATACCGATCCCTGGCTGCACCGTGAGCTGTTGTTTTCACGGGAGTAGGCAATACAATATAACCGTTCCCGACCCTGTTGTATGCCAAAGTCGGTGCCTGATAAACATTGCCATTCTGCATCATACCCGATTTCGGAAAGGTTGCATAGGACTCGTTCAAATCCCCGAATAAGGAGCATTGGGCTGTTTTCAATGATGATGTATCTAGGTCTAACTTCCCGTATAACTCGATACATCTCAGCCCATAAGCCACTTCTTTCACCGACAATTCCGACACCTTTTCCAGCAACGCTGATGTCCTGGCAAGGGAATCCACCGCTAATGATGTCAACAAACGTTGGATTTGAATACGTTCTAATATCTCTGTTGATTCCATGGTCTTCTCCAAATTTTTTTTTGATTATACTTGCTTGATACTCTTCATATTCGCAGCTCCAGAGTGTTTTTATTCCAGCAAATGCTGCACCCAAGCCGAAACCTTCTATCCCACTAAACAGAGAGCCGTGAGTCAATTTGCTTTGCTTCATTTCTATCTTGTTTTGAGAGTTATTCTTCTTTCAGTATGCTATCAATCAAGCCGTCTATTTCCTGATCTGATAGAAATTGCTTACCTGCGTCCTTTTGCTTCTGAAGTTCAACTTTAAGCCTATTCTCTATTCTTTTCAACGCTGTACAAGTGTTCTTATCAGGATAATACCAGTCGATAGAACTAAAAATAATTACTTTAATGTGATCTAATTCTAGGCTATCTGGGCAATGCTCATTGAGAAAGTATAAATCTTCTTTGATTAGTTTCTCATACGCCTCCTTGCTTATTTTTATGTTCATATCTGTTCCTTATACGTTAATACAAATATTCTTCTGGATCATATCCTAATTCGATAATCTCCTGTTTCAATTTATTGATATTACGTTTCCATCCCCGACGATCTCCTTTAACTTCCGGGTCATTATTGTCAAGCATGAGCTGAATATCCTTTATCTCTTCGATTTTATCTTTAACTGAATCATCGGTTGAGTAACATTCAGGACATAGCATCTTGCCTTTATTCAATTCTGATTCACGAGTAGAATTTAATTCTACCCATTCTCCGCATTTACTGCATGGTACTGGCATTTCCATAATATTCCTTTTTTTATTAGTTATGATTAAAATAAAAAATGCCTGAACTATCCGCCCAGGCACAAAAAAGGCGGTAGAATTGAATTTACCGCCTAACTTTAGTCTTAATAATTTTAATTATTTCTTGGTATTACCATATGGTTTGCTTTTATTATCATTACTTTTAATAAAAATAGATGCTACGGATACAAGTGTACTAGCACCCATAATCCCAGCAAACCAAGGTTTGTCTAAATAAAGAGCATAACCAGCAAGAACTATCATTACAACTATAGCTAGAAATGCGAAAAACATTCCCCACCAATTCATTCTTCCATCTCTTCTATCAGCTTTTCTAATCAGATTCAATTTATTGCTATCCATTTTATGTCGGTGCGCTTGCTCTTTTACAGAGGCATTAATAAGATAATCGACAATTCTAGGATCAATACTCTTATATGCAGCTAATTCTTGAGGTGAAGGTAGGCAATTGTCATCAACAGTAAAAGTCTGCTCTAATTGTTTTCCAACTCCATCGCCTGTTGCAACTTGTGTTTCTCGCTGTTTTAGTTCTTGTTTACCCATTTTTTAATGCAATTTCATTGAAAGATCTGCGTACATCCCCTTCAATATTTTTTCTGTCTTCCATAAGATTTCTCTTATCATCATTCCTATTTCTGTCTTTTTCTAGAATTTCTTTCCTAATTTCAGAAATAGCTTCGGAGTTCTGCTTATAATGCCCTTGAGAGGCATCACGAAATGTAGAAGCTCCATTTTTAATAAAACGTCCCACTTCTTTTAATATGCACATATTACCTCCATATTTAAATTATAATGCAAATATAAAAATAAAACAGTAAATTAAATGTTTTGTTTCCAAGATTA